AGTTATGACAATCATTACAGCTTTAGATAATGCAAATGCTACAGCTAATTGGCAACTAGGAGCATTTTCAGATACTACAGGTCATCCTTCTTGCGTAACCTTTTTTGAACAACGATTAGTATTTGCTGGAACAACTAACCAACCACAAACAATATTTTTTTCAAGATCAGGTGATTACGAAAATATGGATGCAAACATTGGCGGTACAATAGCTGATGATGATTCAATCATTTATACAATCGCATCTAACCAAGTTAATGCTATTAGATTTATGACAGCAACTAGAACTTTAATTATAGGTACAGCAGGTGGTGAATTTACTGTATCTGGTGGTGGTACAGATAGTGCAGTTACACCAACTAACATATTAATTAAAAAACAATCTAACCATGGTGCAGCTAATGTAGATGCTATAGCTGTAGGTAACGCCACATTATTTTTACAACGTGCTAAAAGAAAAATTAGAGAACTAGCTTATAACTTTGATGTAGATGGTTACATAGCTCCAGATATGACTATCCTTGCAGAACACGTTACTGAAGGAGGTCTAACACAAATTGCATATCAACAAGAACCTAATCAAATTGTTTATGGTGTAAGAGGAGATGGTGAATTAGTTGGACTTACTTATCAAAGAGAACAACAAGTAACAGCTTGGCATAGACATATTTTTGGTGGTAGATTTGGTATAGCAACAATTACAGTTTCTGATTATGCAAACATTGCAGTTGGCAACAAAATAATTTTAACAAAATCAAATGGTACAACCGCTACTTTTACAAGTCAATCTTCATCTAATGATGCACCTATAGGAACAGATGGATGGAGACCTTTTCAAAGTAATAATACAACAGCTACTAATATTAAAACTGCAATAAATAATCATACTAATTTTACTGCTACAGTATCTGGTGCAGTTGTAACAATTACTGAAACTGCACATGAAACAACAGGATATTTAACAATTAAAACTTTTGATGCCACAAGATTAACCACAACAAACGAAGGTAAGTCAGTTGCAGAAAGTATAGCGGTAATTCCAACTGATGATACAGAATATCAAGTATGGGTTATTGTAAAAAGAACTGTCAATGGTATTACTAAAAGATATGTAGAATACTTAAATGTATTAGATTTTAATGAAAAAGATAATACTACATTTAATTTTTTAGATAGTGCATTAAGTTATAGTGGTGTACCAGTAACTACTTTATCTGGTTTAGATCACCTTGAAGGACAAGTGGTTTCTATATTAACAGATGGTGCAACGCACCCAAATAAAACTGTATCTGCTGGAGCAATATCTTTAGATCGTTCTGCAAAAAATGTTAAGGTAGGTTTAGCTTATACATCATTATTAAAAACTATGAGATTAAATGCTGGTTCACAAAATGGTACATCTCAAGGTAAGACTAAAAGAATATATGACATTACAGTTAGAATGTTTGAAACTATAGGAGTAGAGGTAGGATCAAATTTATCTGATCTTGAAAGAATACCTTTTAGATCATCTATTGATCTTATGGATGAAGGTATACCACCATTTACAGGAGATAAAGAAGTAGAGTTTAGAGGTAATTATGAAACTGATGGTTTTATATTTGTTAGACAAACTCAACCTTTACCTTTTACAATTTTATCGCTATACCCTAGATTGGCAACAAATGATGGATAATAAATTACACATAGTTCCCTATACTGCTGAACATGGAAGAATGATTTTATCATCTCAAATGAATCATAAGTTAATGGATAAAGATGCAGAGTTTGAAGGAGATGCAATACATTTGGTAGAAGAAAATTTAGCTTTCACAGGCATTATTAATAACAAAGCTATCTTTGCAGCAGGTATGAAAATGATTTGGGGTAGAGTTGCAGAAGGTTGGGTTATTGCTACTAATGATGTTTGGCAACATCCACTAGCAGTAGCTAAAGCAATTAAAAAAGATTTTGCACGAGTTGCTAAAGAAAATAATATTAAAAGAGTACAAACTGCTGTAAGAGTAGATTTTGATAAAGGTTTGAGATTTGCTAAATGGTTAGGTTTGGAAAATGAGGGTTTAATGAAACACTATGGATTTGATGATTCACATCAATACAGATATGCGAGGATTTTTTAATGAGTTTTGTATTTGATATAGCAGCAGGAAAACAAGCAAATGCTCTTGGTAAATATAATCAAAGTGTTTCTAATCGTAATGCTCTTGTAAAAGAACAAGAAGCTAAAGCTATAAAAAAACAAACTGAATTTGATATTGCTAAATTTGACCAACAATTTACACAACTTCAAGGACAAACAAAAGTAGCAACATATAAATCTGGTGTAACATTAGAAGGAACTGCTTTAAATGTTTTAAGATACAATACTCAACAAGCAGAAATACAAAAAAGTGTTATGGATTATAATTCTCAAGTTTCACAATCACAAAAAATGGAAGATGCAAACTTTGCAAGAATACAAGGAGTAATTGCTAGAAGAGAAGGTAAAATTGCTCAACTTGGTTATTATGCAAAAGCTGGATCAAGTTTACTTAGAATGGGTGGTTATACTGCATAATGAGAAATTATAAATCAGAATACGCAAATTATCATTCTAAACCAGAACAAAAAAAAAATAGAGCTGGTAGAAATGGTGCAAGAAGAATTATGAAAAAAAAATATGGTAATAGTATATTGGGTAGAGATGTAGATCACAAAGATAGAAACCCAACAAATAATAGTAAAGGTAATTTAAGATTACAATCCAAATCTTCTAACAGATCAAGGAATCAATAATGCCAAAAATACCTACATTTACATCAGAAGCTAGACCTACAGCAGAAGCGGCTAGTGTTGTTTCTAATATAAAAGTAAATGTAAATCAAAGTGTAGCAGCAGCATTAGCTCCATTAGGTAAAACTGCCGAAGATTACTATGTAAAAGAAAAAAAATTAGAAGCAGATAATAAGGCTTATGCTTTATTAAGTGATATGTATATAGATCAAAAAGATGCAAATGGAAATATTGTTCAAAAAGGTTTATTTACTATTCAAAGTGAAACAAAAAATAATGGTGAACCAACTAATGCAGCAGCTTATAATGATCAAGAAGTAAACAAATTATATCAATATTTTAAAAATAATAAATTTAATGGTGTAGATAATTTTACAAAAAAAGCTATTGAATCTAAATATTTTTCAACAGCAGGAATTTTAAAAACAAAATCACTTGAAGGATCAAGAAATACTCAAATTACAGATTCAACAAAAATAGATGAAGATTATATTTCTCAAGAAGCCTTAGTATTAAAAGATGTTGGACCAGTTTATTTTGAAGTTTATAATAAAAAAGTTATAGATAAAATAACTGCCAATAGTAATTATGATGATGGTCAAAAGAAAATTTTAATTGAAGCCTATACTAAATTTGGTGCAGCAACATTAGCTGAATCAATGGTAAACAATCAACCTATGCTATTTAAACAGGCATTAGAAAAAGGACAATTTGATATTCTTAATCCTGAAGAAAAAAATACATTAATTGCAACTGCTGATGCAAATATATTACAAAGTAAATTTGGTGCATTAACATCAGCATTAAATTTAGCACCTGATGCTCCACCTGATCTTTTAACAAAAGCGTATAGTGAAATTAGCAAAGGTACTTTTGGTGGTAATGAAGATTTACAAAAATTATATCAAAGTTTATCTTCATCAGAAAAATCAGCATTTACTACTTTTTATAATAAAAAAGCTAGAACATTAAAAACTGATATGCAATTTACCATGTTAGCATCTAATCAAATTTTTAAAGCGGAAGCTGCTGGAGAAACTAAAAAAGTTATAGAAAATATGGAAAAAGAAAAAGGAATTTATGATGCAAAAATTGAAGAGTTGTTTGGAAAAACTCCTATAATATTAGAACAATTTAAAGTGTTAAATGAAAAGATAGTTAATACTAATGGTATTAGTGCTTCTAGTTTTGATGGTAATAGTGAAATTATTAATTTAATTTTAAATGATGATATAAATTTAGTAACTGATAAATTTGTTTTACCAGGTGAAAGTGGTGAACCTAAAT